AATTCGAATCTTCTAGGATAAGCCTGATGGCAGAGAGAATTGTCTTAAGATTACCCTGAATGCTCGGAGGTCCACCGGCAAGAATCAGGGTGAATTCAGTCTCTTTTTCATCGAGATCGTTGTCTCGAAGATATGCCTTGATAGCCATCTTGGCCTCACCTAGCTCATTCGTCATTTTTTCTGGGCTTTCATTCCATGTCTCAAAGGTTTTGCGTATTTTTGTTAAGTTTCGTTCAAGTTTATCCACCTTTTCTCCAATTTCAATCTCAAGCGTAGCCATATTTTTCACAACCACTCTATCCTGTCGGCCAGGCCCATCCCCCCATCTATCCCCATCGCCATATAGCGCAGGGCATCCATGCAGTGGTCATTCTGCTTCAGGGGCTTATCCTTCCACTCGCCAGTCGTTCTGTTCCGCTCCCATTGGTAGAGGGCTAGCTCATCAATTACATTCATGCAATTCTTGAATATCTTAAGCCTACCTGTCTTTATCCGCTCTGTTACAGCGTTTATCCCTGTGCTGACATCGTTATTGGCAGCCTGGATATCGAAATCCCTTGCCCTCAACTCCTCTATGTCCTGTGCCCCGGATGGGTCAGCGTAATAGGTCACGTCATGGCTCAGGCGTTCTTTGTGCTCATCATAGGTTTTCCTGGCTTGGTAATATTCATCATAGATATAGAGGCAGTCCGTTTTCGGATCTATCGCCCCCTTCAGTGCAACAAAAGGATTGAACTGCCCAAAGTCCATGCCCCCTGCTATCCGCCATTCTCTAGGGATCGCTTTCGGCTCAACTATCATATAATCCTCAAAATCAGAATAAATCAGCCCCTCAGCCTTCCCGAATATGCCCTCATAGCGAAGCTGAAAAGTGTGCATCGGCATTGTCTGCCTGGCTCTCTCAAACTCCTCTTTCGGAAAATATGGGCTGTCCACAGAGCGGAATCGGATAAACTCAATATCGCTTGAGACCTCGGGGTCTTCCCCCCTCAACAACGCCCCTTTCCGCCTTGCCTTGTCAGCCTCTATCTCGTGGTGGACCCAGTTAAGCGAAATCGGGGTAAACGTCATCAGTATCCGCCCCCGTGTCCGGCTCACCCTGCCCTGCATCATCACCCAGATATCAGGCTTCATAAGGCTTGCCTCATCTGCCCAGATCGCATTGGCCGTGATCCCCTCGATCGACTCCGGCTTATCCGCAGAGCGCAGGAAGAATGTTCTGCCGTCCCGTGTCCTGAATGTGGACTCCGCCTTATTAAATATCCCCCATCCCCGGGGTGCGATCTCTTGAAATTTCTGCATCGTACTTTGTTGTAATATCTTATAAGTCGGGGCAATTATCAGGTAATCGCCCGGACCGCGCACTTCCCCCTCGTTTATTATCCATACTGAGCCGAAGGTCGTCTTTCCTGACTGCACGCCAGCGCAAAACATGATGAATCGCTTCTTGCTCTGCCATGCCTTAATCTGCCACTCATGGAGTCTTATCTGGGTTATCGCCATTGTCACCGATGATTACTGTCAAAGGAGTGAAATCGCCTTTATCGTCTTGCCCCCCAACCACACTTGTAGGAAGCATTCTCATAAGCCACCCGTAAAACAATTCTTTATTCCTCTTGCTTGCCAGAATCCACTCAATAAATCCCTCGGTCCCACCAACCTCTTCGTTGTTGAGGGCCTCGAAAATCATGTCCTTGATATTCGTGGTGAGCTTATTCTTGCTCCCTATTGGCCGACCTGGATTGCCCCGCTTAAACTGCCCCTTGTCATTTCGGGCATCCGTTTCCTTTCCGTTGTTTACGGATTCAGACATTTATCTTCCTTATCTCAACGCCAACCAATTCATCGGCTCGCATTAATTTGTTCAATTTATCAACCAGCTCATCTGTCGGGATAAACCGAAGCCGAAGCTCGACCTCCTTGTCGCCCGACACAAGCGACTTTATGCTTATTTGCTTTATCAACGCCCCGAACTTCGCTTGCTCCATCAGTTCGCCATCACCCTTGCCGGCTCTTGTACGCCCTGCTGTGCTGAGAATTTATCGACTGCCTCGAAGAAGCACTTTTCATGGAATACGACAAATCCCCTCCGTAGCACCAGAGAGCTGAATGGCCTATCCGTAATCTCCATCTGGCATTTCAGGCAAATGGGGTTTGCACCGATTATTTCTTCTTCTGTCATCTCAGCCTCTTTACTTTTAACCATCCCCACGTATTGTCAATCCTCCGGGAAGAGACCTAAAGAATATTACCCCTTCTTCATGTGTGCCGTGTATGCGAATTTCGTCACCAGCCTCACATTGGTCGGCAATTCCTTGAAGTTCTTCGGTGGTTATCCCGGGATAAACATGATGAATATTAAAGATTTCTTTCATTTTCTCATCCCCTTCATTTCAGCCCCTTAATCTCCTTCCTTCGGAGGGGGCGCAACCATTTGCGGCTGAACCCCCAATCGGAGATGGCATTCCTCTGGCCTCCCGCAGCCATCGATTCTTGAGGAGGCACCGAAGGACTATTTTATTTTTAATTCCTTAATCTCCTTCCTCAGCCTTCGCAGTTCCACATTGTTCTCCTTGTTTATCTTGACCAGTGACTTGATGTGGCCGTTCATTTTCGCTTGTCGCACCATAAGCAAGAGTATGGATTGCGAGATGTCGCTTATCTCTGGTTGCCGTGTGCCGTGATGGTTTCGGTGCATTCAATATCTCATCTCCGCGTTTCCTTCCATGCTAGATATACCATCACCACCATAAAGGCGATAAATACACCAATCGCTATAATTACTGAGTTATCTTTTAGGAGTTCAAGCATTAGAATAATCTCATAAAATTAGCCGATGTCATGGTGTCTTGGCAGGCAACGGTTCACGTGACTTAATGCCGTTGACACCATTGCTTCATCGAGTCACCAATCATTCGGCTGGCAAACCGTGTGAACACGATTCGATGGCGTTGTACCATTGATACATGCCTCATCGAAATTGGTATATGCACCAGACTGCCAATCAAAATAGCCTCATAATGACCCTTTCATTTGCTATTTAATTTTCTCTCGATTCTATCAAGTCCTTTTTCGAGATTCTCCACTGCCTCTTCAAGCGTTGCTAACCTCTCGCCATGCCTTGCACAGGGATGAGGATTATTACCTGTCCTTTTCTTTCGATAGTCATAATAAGCCTTTATCCATATCCCGATAACCCCAAGAAACGATGTGGCAATTATACAGACAATAGTCCACTCGCTCATGCTTCCTCACTTCTTAACAAGGCCGTAAATTACAATCCCGCCCAACGCTCCGATCGCAACCTTGCTCAATGTCGAATTAAGCTGACTTCGTTTTAACCTGCCCTCTATTTTCTTGAGCAGTAAATCTGTGTTCTCTCTCAATGCCTTCTCCGCAAGATAATCCTTCTTCCATGCCTCACTAATTTCAACCTGAGCATTGTAAGTCAGCTCCCACTTGATAACCTGACCTTTCAGGGATTCAATCTCTGACAGGGCAAGGGAAAAGTTCTCCTTCAAGAGCTTATTCTGTTCCAAAAGGTTGTCTATGATTTTGTCCTTATCCTGGAGGGTTAAATACTCGACCCCAAGCTTCTCGATTACCTCATTTTTGTCCTTGATTTTGTCCTCTTTCCTGGCAATGTCTATGCCTAAAATTTGGATATCTTGCTTGAGCCCACTTATTTTTATTTCGCTCTTGTCCCTCAACACCTTATTCTTAATCTCAAGGCCGGCTCTCTGTATTTTCAATAATTCATTCTGCCCCTTCAGCTTTGATACATTTTGATAGAGGTTATATGACTGAAGACCAGAAAGTGTTACCAGAATAACGATCACGATAACCCCAACGACAACCCAGGCCTTCTTGCTCATTTTGAAGATGACTCCCCATTAAAGCTTTCGAGCTTTTCAATCGTCCGCTTTGCCCCAACACCGAGAAAGCCGACAGTCCATGTTCCTATAAATTCCACGTATGGAACGGCAGGGAAAATTGTCGCACCCACAGTCCCAAGAATTATTCCTATAGCCCAAAACAAATAGGCCTTTTCCGTATTTAGCTTTTTGACCGCCATCTATTTCTCCCTCTTTGCCCATATAATCTTATCGCTCGGTATGTGATAAACCCCGAATGAACCCCTGAATCCCCGTTCTCGAAGCCTCATTAATACCAATCCGTTGCCCCATGAAAGGTGCGGAACTTTAAAATGGTTATGTACCATTATGGCTATGTCAGAAATTTCGTACCCTTCCCCCGCAAGATATTCTTCCAACCAAGGAATGGTAATATTAATCCGATTCTCCTCCATCGTGGTTAGGCCGAACCCAGATGTGTCGTACATTATGAGATAAAGGATTTCAAACGATTCAGAGAATGCGGATGCCCAGTCAGTATTTGCTCTTTGAACATAAACTTCCGTTGCTTGCGAATCGGGCGTTGTCCCAGTGGACAAAACGCTAAAAATTAGTATGCAGAACGCTAAAAGGCTAATTGTCTTTTTCATTGGCGTTTCAATAGTTGTTTTTCCCAAAAATCCCAATCTGTTGATTCATTCCACAGCCAAACCTTGCCATTCCTTAGCATGGCAAAGCCATTATTCCAGAATGGGTGTGTAGTGGTAGTTAAATTGATATATGGAACTTTACGGTCATTAAACATCCCACCAAGATC